TGATGGCTGGATCTTTTGGTAGTGCTGCCACTTCACTCGCGGTGTCTTGGCCCACTTAGCTTTGAGTTCATCCTCTGAATCAAATGGGTGCCTGGTCCGAAAGTATTGCGGTACTACCTCGGTCGGGGAGCCACAAGGAATGATGTGCATACCCTGCTCCCACATCTCTAAGAGCAACTCTTCTTTTGCTTCGGGCGACATAGGCCCGTCATAGCTACTAGCTAGAAAAGGCATCATCAAGATTTCCGTCCGACCCAATACCTCTGGTCCTCACCACGAGATGACTCAATGGTCATGCCTAGTTTGTATGCTGCCGCCCGGATACATCTGACTTCTTCTTCATTATTAAGGTACACACTGTCACCCACCGCCATCTTCTTCAAAAGCTTTTGCCATTTGCCTTGACCCTTCGTAGGATGACTCGGCTTCGGCACGTTTTGCTCAATCATAAATTCCATGACTCTTCTTTTTGTTAGCTCAGTTGCCTCATACTACTCATGTAATATCCCTTTGTAAAATTATTTTATAAAAAGGTATTGTACTTCCTTGGACTTTCCTGCATGATCGGTTTCGTAGAGAGATGAGTTGATAAGAAAAGGAAAGAAGCATGACAAGCATGAAATGTTTGGCGCTGCAATTAGCGGGTGCAAAAAGCAAGAAGGGTGAGATAGAGAAAACGATCAAGAAGTTGAACCGTGAACTCTTAGATACGAAAGAAGTAAGTGCAATACTTGCTCCGATCCACAACGAGGGTGGCGAGAGAACAGACAGTGGCATCACTGTCGAGATCAAGAGAGATCACATCTGGGATCAAGTCATCCTAGATGAAGTAGTTGAATCAATCCCAAAGCAAGAATGGCCCTCCTTTATAACCCAGCAAACTACATACAAAGTTGATATGCGTTCATTCAAAGATTATGCATTGGCTCATCCAGCCAAAGCTAAGAAATGGCATGACGCACATTCAATTAAGTTAGGTGACCCCAAGGTCAAAACAATCAATGTCCAGAAACTGCAGGAGCAAGACGATGAGTAATGTTATCGACCTGTTTCCTCAAGCTCTCAATGAGATTGAATTCTTCTGGAGCTGTAGTAAATGCTTAGAAGAAGTTAAGCATTTGCCAGATCAGTCACCTTCTGAATACGCAAGACTCAATATAGGGCCGACTAAAAATGGCATTCAAATTTGGTGTGTGCGACATGATTGTAATGTAGCCAACTTAGATTTGAATGAATTGAAAACGCTGTAATAACAAAGGAGGACTAGTATGTCTTTACTTCAGCAAATTACGAGTACCCGCGAGAGCGGTGGGCCAATACCCCCAGTGCGGATTAACATCCAAGGCACAGATGGTATAGGCAAGAGTACGTTTGGTGCTAACGCAGATGCACCGATCTTCATTCAAGCGGAGGACGGTCTGTCTTTCATTGATGCGCCAAGGTTCCCTGCAGCTAACACCTGGGAGGATCTTATCGAGCAAGTTAAGACGCTTGTGACTGAAGATCATGACTATAAGACAGTCGTACTGGACACAACTGATGCTGCCGCCAAACTAGGCGAAGCATATGTGTGTGCTCAGAATGGCTGGTCAAGCGCGGCAGATCCAAAAGCAGGCTATGGAGCATTCTATGTAGGAGAGGAGAATGCATGGGTTCATTTGTTGAATGGGCTGAACGTAGCTCACACACAGAAAGGTATGAACATCATTCTGTTGAGCCACGTTGCAACCAAAGCTTACAAAGATCCTGAGTTGGAACCTTATGATCGCTGGGAAATGCGTTGCAACAAGAAGGTCAACGCACTGATAAAGGACTGGGTTGATTTTAATCTGTTCGCTAACTATGAAACCACCTTGATCAAGGATGGTCAGAAAGCGCGTGGCGTGAGCTACGGTAACCGCAGTTTGTTTACCAAGTTCGCAGCAGCGTATGACGCGAAGTCTCGCATAGATCTTCCACAGAAGATTGAGTTCTCATGGCAGTCATTCATGACTGAATACACCGCAGCGTTAGCTGCAAAAACTACAAACGAAGCAGCAGCTTAAGGAGCAGCATTATGGGTCTATTAGATCAAGGGATCGATGTAAGTAACATCGAAGCAAGTAAAGGTGGCGCATCTGAGCCAATGCCAGCAGGGGATTACACTCTGTCGGCAGCAACTTATGAAGAGCAACACTCTAACGCTGGCAACGAGATGATCAAGGTTGAGTTCAACATAGTTGGACCAAGCCATGCGGGTCGTAAGGTCTGGGAATATTTTGTACTCAACAACCAAGTGGCTGTGTCTCGCTTGAAGGCGTTCATCGGAGCTACTGGTCAGGATGTGTCACAGTCTTTGAACACCGACATGCTACGCGCTGCGATGGGTAAGCAGTTCACTGGTGTAATTAAGATTGAGCCAGCCTCCGGGCAGTATGGCCCAAGCAACAAGATTGCTGGGTTCAAAGCAGGCGCTGGTGCTGCACAGCCACGCGCTCAGACTGAACAGCCACAACAGGCACCGGCACAACCAGCCGCTGGTCTAGAGACAGCAAGCTGGTCGTAAGAAATTTGCAACTTCTGGTTATGTAGTATTGATTTAGCTAAAAGTTGCACATCAGTAGTAAGGCCAAGGGAGAATCCTACTTCCTAGTAGCACGTTCCCGTCCGTGTGGCCGAAGGCGGGACCAATTACGGGAGTATTATGCAAACAAATAAACAAAAGAAACGACTTAAGCGAAACACCAAATCGTTTCGCAAAGCATTACCTGCAAACGAAAGCGGGTCCAGAGACACTTTCTATGACGAACAATTGCGTAGTCACTGGAAAGAAATAAACAATCGTCCTTCAAAGAAGATAGGTCACAAGTAAATGAAACTAACAACCGAACAGATGGTAGCCCTATACGACCTAGAAACTAGTGAGATGATATCTTTGATAGCAACTTTATCTATGACGCTGTCGGCTAGGGTTAACTCAATTACAGCAGAAGAACTTTTGATGGATTCATCAATGGAAGATGACCTCCACTAGGCAGGGCTGTTTAGACCAGGGGCTTTCCAATGTCCTATTAGCGTGTTCCCGTCCGCGTTGGTCGATAGGCGGGGCCAATATAATTCTTTTGCGTAAAAGCATCACGCTAAAGAAAAGTATGTATAGCCTCCACTAGGCGGGGCTGTTTTTAAAAACAAAGCAACAAGAGATAGATATGAAAGCACCAAGCAAAAAAGAAGTGACAGAGCAGTTGAAAGAAGAGATCAGGCTCCGCAGCCTGGATCAAGAGCGTCACATCCGCACTACTCAGGAACTTCGCGCAGCAGAGAAGCGCATCGAAGAGCTTGAGCAGTTAACCAAAGGCACTGATGTCTTCCAAGTCTCGCACCCTGCCAACTTGTTTTGGCACCGCTACGCCGATCACGGGTTGAGGGTTTATACACATGGGGATGACCATGATGACAGCAAGCAATTGCTGACTAGGATACCCCTTTTCACTAACTACCACGGCGACCCCGATACGCAGAGCAAGATAGAAATCTTGTTGAAGTTGCAAAAGTTGCTGTCTGAAGCCTACGAGTCTTTCCCCGACGAACACATTGGGGTGGAGATCTTCATGGCAGAAAATAACGTGAATGCTTAAATGAATGATGCGTATGAAGAATGGCTTGCTAAAGGTAATAAGCCAACTCAGCTTCCAGATGATGCAACTGTTGGTGATACCAGGCCGTGCATAAACTGTGGGCAACTCAAGCCAATGGCTGAGTTTACGCAGTTCAAAGGACGATTAAAGTGTCAAGCTTGTTACCAAAGAAAAAGCAAAGGCTTTGTAATGAAGGAGTGATCATGAATGAACCAACACGCGAACAGGCAGAGGCATCAGATCCTGCCGCCCCATGGAACAAACCCGACGCAGAGTTTTGTGACAAGCATCCTGATGAAGAGATCGACACTGCTTGGTACGAAGACTGCGATTCGCCTACCGGATGGCATGCTCATAAGTACTGCCCAGTCTGCGAGGCACTTGCCCACCTAGATGAAGGGCAACTGTACTGCGAAGACTGTTACAAGTCTGACCTTGAGTACGATCCAGATGAAGGGTTCTATTGTTTAAATTGTGATGCATATGCAGAGGGAGTAAACACTCATGCAGGACATGAATGAAGAGTTTGAAATTGAAATGCCTGGCGCGGATGAAGAACATCAGTACGCCCTGCAACTAATAAAGAACATGGCTTCTGTCGCGGATGATTTAGATCCAGACATATTTGCAGAGACTATGTTGATCTACGCAGTAACCTACCACTTGTCGAGCGGCAACACAGAGATAGTCCGCGAACTTCTATCCAAGGCTTTAGCCTCAGAAGAAGAAGAGCCGATGGTATGTCACTAATGAAGTTAAGGTACTACCAAGAAGAAGCGATTGATGCTGCGCTGCATTGGTTTGAGACTCAATCAAGCCACCCTTTAATCGTACTACCCACAGGTGCTGGCAAGACAATAGTCTTCGCCAACCTGATCAAACAATTATTTGAGCGTGAGCCTGACTGCAGAGTATTGATCCTCGCACACCGGCAGGAGCTCGTGTCTCAGGCTGAAGATAAGCTTAAGAAGGTATGGCCCTGCGCCCCGTCAGGCATTGTTGCTGCAGGACTCAGGCAGTTTGAAGTTGATGCGCGCATTGTTATCGCCAGCAGAGACACCCTGGCAACGCCTAAGCGATTGATGTCTAGTGGGCACTTCGATTACATCATTGTCGATGAAGCACACCACGTTTCACCAGACCAGAAGACGCGCTACCGAAAGATCTTTGAACACTTTGCGCTTGAGCAATGGAGTGAACCTAGAATCCTAGGCGTAACAGCTACACCATTTCGTATGGGCCAAGGCTTTATCTATGGCTTAGACGATCACTTCTTCTCAGGCGTAGCTTACAAGGTAGGTATACCTGAGATGATCAAGCAGGGTTATCTGTGCCGTTTGTCTGCGTTCAAGGTAGATGATGAAGCAGTGATCGATGCATCTACTGCGCGGGTCAAGTTCAAGGGCGGTGACTACCGCGAGTCAGACATTGCAATGCTTGCCATGGAAGATCACACCATGCTTGCCATCGTTAACGACTGGATCGACAAAGCGTACAGCAAGGGCAGACTAAGCAGTGTGTTCTTCTGCATCACCGTAGACCATGCCAATAAGATGTGCATGTACCTGAAACAGGCAGGCATCGAGGCTGCTGTAGTGACGGGGGAAACCCCACAAGCAGAGCGAGAAGACATCCTTGAGCGTTTTGAAGACGGCAAGATCAACGCGCTATGTAATGTATCTGTTCTCACTGAGGGGTGGGATGCCCCGCGAACTGATTGTATAGCACTGCTCAGGCCCACCAAGTCACTTGGTCTGTACATACAGATATGTGGCCGAGGCATGCGGACCTGGGGCGAGAAGAAAGACTGCATGCTGCTGGACTATGGCGAGAACATGCAGCGCCATGGGTGTATTGATACGGCCAAGCCGCCAGCACCTGAGAAGGAAGAGGACAAGACTCCTAAGATCTGGATCTGCGATGAGTGTGTAGGTGTAAACGACTACGATGTATATACCTGCGCTGAGTGTGGTGCTGATCGTGTGAAGCAGATGGTGAAAGAGCAGCAACTGCTGATAGGCGCGATGGAAGAAGAGAAGGATGCCGCCACATCCAGGCAAGCAGCCGCAGGTTCTGTCTTATCAGATGAACTAGAAGACCCTGCTGAGAAACAAGAACGTATCAAAGACATTGATTATGTAACCGCTGAGAAGAAAACATCTAAGGGCGGTAACGAATACTTGAACGTCATGTTCTCAACACCTGGCGAGTACTGGCCCCAGAGCATGCCGATCATGCTGGGCATGAGGGGTAAGGCTGGGATGATGGCCGAGAAGAAGTGGAGGGCATTGACCAGCCAATACAAGTGCCCTGAAGATATTGATTGGGCTGTGCATCAAGTGAACGTGCAGAACAATATGAATCACATTAAACAAATCACTGTAAGAAAAGAGGGGAAATACTGGAATGTTGTCAGCGTCCATTTTTGAAAAGATCGATGAGTCTATTGCAGCAAAAGAAGGCCGTAACCGTGGGCACCTAGGGTTCAGCGGCATAGGAGATGATGATGAGTACCGACAATGGATGGGCTTCCGCTGGTGCTTACCATCTACATTCGGCGGCAGGATGCTGCGCTTGTTTGACTTGGGCAACCGCATCGAGGATCAGATCGTAGATAACATTCGCGACACAGGAATTATATCTATTGCCTCGCATGATAAAGATGGGAACCAGTTCCGGGCATCGTTCCTTGGCGGTCACTTCGCAGGCTCTTGTGATGGCCTTCTCAAGGGCGTACTGCCACCACCTGATGAAGAAGTTGTCTTACTCATGGAGGTC